TTTAAATCGGTTTGTATGTTAGAACTTTTTTCTTTTAATATTCTTGATAGTTCTTCTACATATAATGTTGCAGTCTCCTTATCTTCAAAAGTTTTACCCTCCAATTCTTCATATAATGAATACATCTCCTTGAGTGTATCATTTTTAGTTATAGGTTTAAAATACGTATTAAGGTTATTTTTAAAATCCTTTTTACCATATGATTCAGTTAGTTTAACTAAAATCTTATTTTTAATGTTCCCGAATGTTGCCATAATTATTCTTTTAATATGTCTTTGAGTTTATTCTCTACTTCATAAATATTCTGTTGTGCCTTATTAACATCAAAAAGATCGTCAAAATCTTGTGATTCGTCACCTAACATACTTAATATTTTAGATTTCTTTGATTTTTTAATTCCTTCACTTAAAGGTTCATCGCTACCCATGTCTCCTGCGGGTGGAGGTGGTGATCCTCCCATGTCGCCCATATCGTCTCCACCAGCGGGTGCACTGGCGTCCATAGACTGTCTTTCCTCTTCAGGTATCCCGTACTTCTTATCTACTTCATCAAACACACCTGTTCTCTTAATAATATTAGGTGTGGCACCTAACTCACCACCAAGTGCACGTTCAAGTCTTTGTTGTTGTAAATCTAATACTACGTCGTTATCACTCATACCTAAGATATTTTTCTTAGCCCATGTGTGTGAAACAGGTTGTATACCAATTTGAGATTGATCTGATGTTGCGTCTTTATATAATGTTATCTTTTCTTTCCACTGTTCTACCTTTAATAAATCAGATTGTGCCGAAGGATTAGTTAAAGACAATGTAAAATTATCTAACTCGTCCTCTAAACCTAACAAGTATAAGTGAACTAACGCAATTTTATTTAATTCTTGTATTAATGATTTTTGTATTCTATTAATCGTTCTTGCAAAACGAATATCCATTAACGCTAAAGTCTTACCATCACCAACGATTTCCTCAAAACCTAAAAACGCCTTAGGTATTCTAAGTGCCGCCAACATCTTCTTTTGAATGTATTCAATGTCTGCAATCTCACCTAAGTTTTGTGCTCCTGGTAATGTTTCAATAGGAGATGTTTGACCCGGATCTCTAACAGGAATAAAGTAATCTTGATCCACAGCCATTTGATTGTATCTCATATCAACCTGACCATTCTGAGGATCTACTACTTGATCTCGTTTAAATTTGTTCGCCACACGTTGTACATACGCCTCAATATCTTTATCATCCATATTACCAACAAAGACTTTAAATACTCTTCTTTCAGGTGCCCTTGATGTTCTATAAATTAACATTGCATCTTCCGCAAGTAATAATTGTTTCCATATACGTCTTACTTTATCTAACATGGACGTACCGTAAGGTAGTTTTCTATCATCACCTAGTAATCTAAAATGAGCAACCTCCCATGCTTGGAATTCCATGTCTTTGTTCTTCCACGCAAATCTTAATTCTCTACTTGGCATTGTGACGTTTGATGACGGTTCCGCCTTATGAACGTTGGATGCCGCACCTTCGTGTCTCTCGATTTCAATGTTAGGTAATTGTTGACAACCTACAACCCCTCTTTCAGGATCTATTTTTAAATAAACGAAGTTATCTCCGTACTTACCTAATCCTCTACACCACATTTGTAAGTTAGTGTTCACATCTAAGATGTTCTCAAAAAGATCTGTAAGTATGTTTTTAACTCTTTTTGATTCTGAATAAATTGTGAGTATGTCTCCCTTTTCAGAAAGTGTCGTTGATTCTTCTGAATATATATCCAATGCTGCGGATATCTCAGGGGTAAATTCCATAGATTCATAATCGTAATATGCCGCCAATCTGTTAGGTTCATAGTAAACTGATTGATTATATAACGATTGATCTAATTTAGACCACTTATCCGCAATATATTGAGATTGTTGTTGTTGAAGAAGTGATTTTTCATAATCTTCCTTACTATCTGTTTTTAACAGAGTATCCCTATCAAACTTGTATTGTGGTGGTGTAGAAGGTTGGTCAGCCGTAAAACCGAAAACCTTTGTTAACCTTTGATACACCGTCATATTTTGTTTTGCCATATTAATAAATATTAGTCTTTATAATATACGTATTTTTTTTCACTTTATAAACCTGTTTAATTATCTATACCCTCTTTTACTAAATAACCAACTATGTTCCATGTACTGATCTTTACTAACATTTTGGTTAGATGGGTTATAAGGTTGTCCATCTGTGGTCATCCCACCCACCGCATCAAATGCAGTACCGTGAGAATAAAATGATTTTTTAGTTTCGTATGTCCTCTCTGTTAATAACCAAGAATCTAACATCGCCTTATTAGCGCTATCACTTCTTTTTAATTGTGTAAAACATATGTCACCCACGTACATAGCAATTGCCATTGCCATAATTGCATCATCATGAGACCCTTTCATATGGTTAGGTCTACCATTAATATAAACAAACGTATTTAATTCATTTAACAGTCTTGAGGATCTAACCATAAATCCATGTCTAAGTTTCTCCTCAAAGGTTGCAACGATCTGTGTTCGTTTATTATTAAAGTTTATACCCGGTATCTTTTCTTGTGCCTTTTTGTTGTATTGCCAAATATTATTAGAATTAACCCCATCAATATATTGGTCCTTATAATCCATTTCTTGTAGTTTACGAGATGTTGCAATACCCATACCTCCCGTAATATCCGTTGCTACGAACGCCTTATATAATGTACCCCATTTATAGACAATGGATGCTAAATCATCGGGTGGTATCATACCAACGTATTCTGCAACTTGTTCGTTTTCATCAAAGTCAATAACACATATAGATGATGAATCGGCACTATCTCCTCGAGATACGTCGACACCCATTATATATCTATGACCCTCAACAGGTTCTTTCCATAACCAAAAGGTACCCTGCATGTATTTTTCCATGGGGTCTTTTATCATGGTCTTTCTTATTCTGTCTTGTATTGTACTTGGGATAACACCATCACCAGAACCGAGGAAGTCGCACTCCAATTCTTGTGCGATTTTTCTTTTGTCATACTTGAATTTTTTTGCCATATTCTCAAACCAATGAGAGTACGGTTTGTATCCTTGTTCGAGTAATTCTTCATATCCTTCCCAACCCTGTTCTAAAATTATCTCATCATCATTATATTGTTCTCTATTTAACATATAATGAATAATATCATCCACTTTAATCCATTTTAAATCACCTGCATATCTCGGATCTTTAAACCACCTTAAATCGGTTATTTTAAAGTCATTCATACCTCTTAACGCCTGATCATATACTCCATAATAAATTGGGTCATGTCCGTTAGGTGTAGAGATAAGAATTACCTTACCACCCGTGGATAAGGATGCCATACACGCCGCCCAAAAATCTTCTCCCGCCTCAATATATGCTGCCTCATCAAAAACTAGTACTGTTGGTGTGTAACCACGTAGTGCATCGGCAGAAGTTGCAACCGCCTTAACCTCACACCCATTATTCATTCTATATCTACTTTCTGAATTCTTGTCTGACGAAAAACCAACATTAATCCACTCTGGCCACTGATCTAAGAAACCTCTAACCTTGTTCGCCATTTCGATTGCAGTATCTCTTTTGTTGGCAATAATTAGAATTCTCTCAGGTTCATCTGGTTTTGACATTTGAATCCTTTTAGATAACCAAGCGGCAGTTACTGTGGATACACCTGCCTGTCTATACTTACGAGTTATATTTTCATTATAATTGTCGTAGTCGTTTATTAGTTCAATTTGGTCAGGGAATAACTCCAATGGTACGTATTTCTTTTTTGTGTTGTCGTACGTAGTTAAATAAGTTTTAAGGGCATACGGAGTATCTTTCATGATCTTCGCATATTCTTTTAACTGTATGAGTTTATGTTTATCCATATCCTATAAATACAAAAAAAGTGGTCTATTGACCACTTTCTTATAATCTGTGTTATTTAATTGTCGTCTTCAGGAGAAAATGTAATCCCTAATGACCCTAAGAATCCTCCGAGACCACCGTCATCGTCATCATCTTTTTCTCTATTATATTGGTCCTCTTCGTAATCTTCATTTTGTAAATCTTGAATAATCTGATCTACCATGTTACCTAAAATACTTTTACCCATCGCCGAACCTCTCATTATCTCTTTAGCAACTCTGAAAAATTCTTCAGCATCTAATTGAGAAAATCTTGAGAAAAGATAATTTTGGATGTGTGTCATATCTTCTTGATTTAACCTATCAGGATATGAAGATCTAAATTTCTCCCAAATAATTGGTCCTAATCTTAAATCCCAAATTTCTGAAGGTAAAGTGTCAGTTTTATTCATCACCATCTCTGCAGATCTTGGATCGTCAGGTAAACCTTGTGTACCCATAATTTCCATCACCCCTTTTATTACTTCGTGAATCAATGCAGGGAAAAATACCGCTCTTGCGATAATTGTAGGAGGATCTGTTTCTGTATCTATCTCTTCTTTTCCGGCTTGTTGTCCATCACCCATACCCATTTCCATCATTTCATCAGGTAGTACCCAATAAAGTAAATCGTTGACCGACATTAAAACACCATATTGGTTTACGATGTTTGGGTCTCTTTGAGTTAATTCGTCAGCAACCAATTCAAACATATAGTGACCTTTCTTGGATGCTCCTTGGATTAGTGCATTTATAAATCTTCTTTTCGCAGTTTCTTGATCAAATTTCTCCATTGCGTCCATAAAGTCTTCTAAACCATCTTCAGCCTCTTCAGGGTTTACACCAAATTGTTGTTCTACTTCTTCTTCACTTGGATCTTCCGATTCCTTAGAAAAACCTTCTGAATCTATACCACCTATACCAACTAATTTCGCATCGAATTGTAGTGTGTCTTCAGGTAGTGACATTTCTTTCTTAACAAGTTCTACCGCTAAGTTCTCTAAATATTCTTTATTGTCTTGTTCAAATCGTAAAACACTCATCAAGGTTCGTTGCATAGTACTCATTAATTGAGATAGTACATTCTGATCCGTTATATTACCTTCTTCACCTGTATATCTTTTTACTTTTGCGACAACATCCTTAAATCTCTTGGATGCTAATAGTTCTTCAAAGTTAGATGCAACACCTTCTGGTGATTCTTCAGGAAACGAAGGATTATCTTTATAAGGTGTTTCTCTTGACGCTAATTTATCTTCCACGTCAGGTGTCATTCTTTCAGGGTTATCTCCGTAGTCTACCGGCATTTCTTTTAAACCTTTTATAGTTTCTAATAATTCTTTTTTACTAATCATTCTGCTGCCATTTTTAAATCAAGACCAATAGAATCAAAACTTAGTTGTTTTGGTAACTTAGCCTTAGGTTTTGGTTTATGTTTTGGTTCAAAAGGATTTTCTCTTTTTGGTTTACCTGGTCTTGTACTTGGTTTTTCTCTTACGGGAGCATCAGTATCTGGTTTAGATGGTTCAGGTGACTGTTCGTCCACACTAAAATAATTTTGAGCCGAGACTAATGCGTCAGGTGAGTCTGAAAGTGCCCCGATCATTTCGTAGATTTCTTTTTTAGTGGTAACCTCCGTATGGTAGTTCTCTTTAACCACACCTTCTACCCATTCTTCGATATCTTGTTTCTCATCACTACCGTACATACTTAATATGATATCACCATATTCATATTTAAAAAGATCATATAAATCATCATACTGTTCGTGGTCAACATAGTCATCCAATAAATTAGTTATGAAATTATCCCCAAATTCAAACTCATCACTATAATCTTCGGGTGTCATTTCATCAACAATATCGTCATATTTACTAGATAATGCAATTTTCTTAACCAACATTTCTAAATTAAGTGATGTAGATTCTCCATTATCTTCTTCATAGGTGACAAATTTTTCACCTTTTCTTTTTGCGTCTTCCACACCTTGTTGATCGTCTTTAGGTATGTTTAAGGTTTCCTCAGACAATACCCGACTTGATAATTCAGTTATTTGTTTATCTGTTAGTTTAGAAAGGAACTTCTCGGTGAACCCCTCATTTAAAAGTTTTGTTACTATAACGATTCTTTTCATATTCCCGTATTATAATTTAATTCTTCTTTTATTAGAGTGAAACCTCTTGATTCTATTTTTTTATTAACCTTATCCATTTTATCACCAAATGAAAATGTAAGTCTTTCGAACTCACTCTCATAATCGAATTTTTCCCACCCTAATGAAACAACACCGTCAACGGCATCAATTACACCAAAGTAATCAGATTTTTGTATTAGTTCTAAATCAATGTCACTATTCTTAAGTACACCAACTAAACTAATATATTCTAAATGTGGGGATAATGGTTCTATACTCGTAGATGCAGGTATATGGTACCACTCCTCTATATCAAATTCAAGTTGGTCACTAAAAATAAATTCGTATTGTTTCTGACCTTTATAGTCAGAACCTATTTCATTGATATAGATAAGTCTCATATTACTTGAAATATTTACTCAAAGTATCGTCAACGTTTTTGTTGATTTCCTTTTTGAGTTCATCTAAGTCAAGTTCTACGTCTTCTTCCATTTCAGATACCTCTTCGTGTCTTACACTTAAATCTGCAATGTCTTCTATTCTTTTTTCTTCTACTTTCTCTGATTCAGGTAAATCACCTTCAGGTATTTCATCTTCATCAACAATAGCGTCGGTATCAATAAAACTTTCTAATTTGTCCATTATTTCGTCTAACTCTTCATCAGATGGTTCGTCAGTAACTTCATCATCCATTGAATCTTCAGATGGAATGTTATCCATTCCTTCCTCATCAGAAAAATCGTCTTTATCTTCAAACCTCTCAGCTATCTCTTCTTTGTCTTCTTCATCTAATGCGTCGAGATTAACTGCGGAAAGAACCATGTTGATAACATACTTGATATCATCGCTCTCCATTTTTTCTTTAACGTCTCTTAGAGATTGACCTAATTTACCTGAAAATTTTTGAATCTCCGCCATGTAATCCGATCTTTTACCTTCTTCCTCACCTTCAGGTTCTATTGCAGGTTCGTCAGATGGTATTTCATCTTCCATACCTGAATCTACTGGTGGTAAGTCATCTATTGGTGCATCATCTACAGGTGCATCAGCCACAGGTTCTGCGGGTACATCCTCTACGGGTGCATCAGCCACAGGTGCCGAGTCTTTAGTTTTTAATACGTACTTCTTAGCCTCGTTAAGTGATTCTTGCCCACTGATCAATTCTAACCTTCTAAGTGCTTCAGAATATGATCTGAATTTATTTTTATTCTTCATGAATATCCCACCAATGTAATCTAATGAACCTTCTGTAAGTCCTTTCTTTACGAAATAACCTTCTTTCTCTTTTACGATACCGTAAACACCGTTAGATGATTCCTTAATGAACTCAACAGATTTGGTTGATTGCCCTTCATTGATAGTGGATTTTGTGTTCATACCATAATTGGCAATCTCCATAATCCTTTTTAATTTTTCGTCTACAGGTAATTTTTCACTACCCAATGGTCTAAGATCTGACATATTTAAATAATTATTTATAACTTATTCTTATACTATAAATACAACAATATCGAGAAAAATATATTGATCTCTATTGTTCTATAGATAATTTCTTATCTGTGGTTTTAGTTTGGATATCTAACAACTTACCTATATACCCATTTCTTCGTAATAATTTGAATGCCAAATTCTCATAAGAGAACTCCCCACCATCATCTAAACCACTTTGTCTAAACTTTTTCAGTTTAACTTTTAGGAGTTTTATATCTTCTAATACATCCTCTCCTTTATCGAATCTTTCTGATATTTCATCAATCTTATCTTCAAAATCTTCTGATTTTTTTAAGATCATACTTTTATCAATGGACTCTATTGTTTTAACAGGAGTTACTAACCACTCATTATTTAATACGGAATAAATACCTGAAGCATGATGAGGTTCATTTACGTCTTGAACGTAAATTTCACAATCAAAACCTTTAACTAAAATTTCGTGTTGTTTATTCCAAAGACTTCTCTTACTATTAAAAAACCCTTTTAGTAATTCTAAATTATAATCTGTTTCATTGTAATCCACCAATATATGTAAGTCTACATCCGAATACTTTGACCAATTATAATTTGCGAGTGACCCTGTTAAAATCACATCATGTATAAAAAATTCAATGTCCAAATAGTCCATGAATTTCTCTGTAACATCCATAAGTTTTTCTCTTATTTCCTTATGCATAAAAAATTCACCATCCTTACCTTCAAAAATGTCGGTGGATAATGAATCCCTCACTTCAAAAGATTTTACTATCTCCTGATTGTTACCTATTTCCTCAATTAACTCATCAACAATTTGATTGTTCTTCATTACAGTTTCTTGTACTCATAAGATCTTCCAATGTTTAAATTAAAAAACCTACCTTGCGATTCCGCCATTCTAAGTTTAGTAAACTTATCCCACGGAACTTTATAATACTCATAAACAATACCACTTTTAAAAGTGACCCTCAACGTTTCATCTTCCGTATTGTAAGATGCGGACTTTAGATTGGATGACTCTATCTCTACAAGAATCTCTTTTCCATTGATTTTTTCTGATGTAATTGCCATAATATTCTATTTTACTTTAATATAACAATTTATACAGACAAAGTCAAGTTAGTCCGATGTATCATATAAATATCTATAAAAAATTAAACCCCCTAATTGGGGGTCTAATTTATAAAACTGAAATGGTTCTTTGTTTACTTTTTTTCTTAGTCTTAGGGAAATTTATATATAATATCCCATCTTTAACCTTAGCGTCAATTTTTTTATCATCGACATCTTCGGGTAAACTGTAAGTTCTTTCAAAGGTACCCATATAAGATGAAGAGTCTTCAGGTTTATTATATTTAACCTTTAGAAAGTCTTCTTCTACGACAATGTTAATGTCCTTTTTATTGAGACCCGGCACAAGAAACTGTAATTCATACCTTTCCTCATTTTCCTGTCTTTGTACGTTAACAACACCACTTTGTTGAGTGGTCTCAGTTTTAGAGTCAAAAAACTCATCAACAAATTTGATCCATGGATCATTTCTAAATAAAATCATACTTTAAATTTTTAGTTTTTATAATACACATAATATCAAATTGGATACCAATACCATAAATGAGACATTCTGTCACAGGTATAACAATTATACATGACACAATGACAATATTAAATTGAAGTCTAATGTATTTGACTTTTGGAACAATTTTATGTATCTTTAATTAAAACACTTTTTATATATGTCAGTAGATTTTTTCGAAGAGGGAACTCAATCCCAAAGTAAGAGGAGTAAGAAAGGTAGTAAGACACCAGTACTTGATAATTTTTCACGTGATCTAACACAATTAGCGTTAGAAGGTGATATAGACCCTATTATAGGTAGGGATAAAGAAGTACTTAGAATTGCACAAATTTTATCTCGTAAAAAAAAGAATAATGTTATCGTTGTAGGTGATGCTGGTGTTGGTAAGTCCGCATTAGTTGAAAAACTCGCACTACTAATCAGTACAGGTAACTGTCCCACAAATCTTTTAGATAAAAGAATTATGTCGTTAGACTTAACATCTTTAGTTGCGGGTACAAAATACAGAGGTCAGTTTGAGGAAAGGATTAAGGTAATTTTAAATGAATTACAAGACGCACCTAACGTTGTTATCTTTATTGATGAAATACACACGATGGTTGGTGCGGGTAACGCTTCAGGTTCTATGGATGCCGCAAACATATTAAAACCCGCACTTGCGAGGGGTGAGATACAATGTATTGGGGCAACCACTTTTGATGAATATAAAAAGAATATAGAAAAAGATGGTGCACTCGTAAGGAGATTTCAAAAAATAATACTGAATGAACCAACTACTGTTGAGACGGTTGACATCTTAAAAAACTTGAAAGATTCGTATGAAGATTTCCATAGAGTTTCCTATCAAAAGGATGTTATAGAAACAATAGTTACGTTATGTAAAAGATTTATTACGGATAAACAGTTTCCCGACAAGGCAATTGATGTATTAGATGAGTTGGGTTCTGAAAAAAAGATAAACGTAAAAATACCTGATTCTATTGAGAAACTAAAGAAAAGTTGTGAATCCGTTAGACTCAAAAAATTAGATGTCGTTAAGAATCAAGATTATGAGAAGGCGGCAAACCTTAGAGATCAGGAAAGAAAAATTCTTAAGAAGTTAGATAACGAAAAAAAGAAGTGGAATGACGAACAACAATTAAATAGAAAACCCATTACAGTGGATGATGTTTACAATATTGTTACTAACATAACGGGAGTACCAATTAATAAATTAGACACTAAAGAAACCAAATCTTTATTATCGTTAGAAAAAACAATATCTAAAAACGTTATTGGTCAAGATGAGGCGGTTGAGATAATTTCTAAATCTATAAGAAGAAATAGAGTTGGTGTTAAGGGACATAACAAACCTATCGGTTCTTTTATGTTCTTAGGATCTACAGGTGTGGGTAAAACACATTTGGCTAAGACTTTGGCAAACACATTGTTTGGTGATCCCGATAAAATTATAAGGGTTGATATGAGTGAGTTCATGGAAAAACACAACGTATCTAAACTAATTGGGTCACCTCCAGGGTATGTTGGATTCGAGGAAGGTGGTCAACTAACTGAAAAGATTAAAAATAATCCATTCTCAGTTGTTTTGTTTGATGAAATCGAAAAGGCACACAAAGATGTCTTTAACATATTGTTACAGATATTAGATGAGGGTAGATTGACGGACTCTTTTGGGAGGAAAGTTAATTTTACGAATACTTTAATAATTATGACATCTAACGTAGGTGCTAAGAAAGTCGTAGACTTCGGTGGTGGAGTTGGATTTACATCAGATGATGATAGAGCTAAGGTTAAGGACTCAATTATTAAAAAATCTCTAAAACAAAAGTTTAGTCCTGAATTCCTTAATAGGATTGACGATATTATTGTATTTAATAAATTAAAAGACAAATCACTTAGAAAAATTGTTATGATTGAATTAAATAAATTATCTAAGAGATTAACTGAGAGTAACTACAAAATTAAATTTGATCGTAGTGTGGCTCAGGAAGTTTTAAATAGGAATTCTGAAGAAGAGTACGGTGCGAGACCAATAAAACGAATCATTCAAAACTTGTGTGAGGATTTTATAAGTGATAAGATTTTAGAAGGAGACATTACGGAGGAATCTGATGTTATCCTAAAAATTAGTGAAGGAAATGTGGAATTATCAAAAAATATACCCCTCATTTAACTAAAAACTTGACTTTTTTAAAAAATATATATATTTATACATCAAAGGTACTCTTTGTCGAATACCTTTTCGTTTTTTCTCGTTAAATTATTGGTGTTGAAACCAGTATAGACCTAAAACCCCAGCAAACCTTGTTGGGGTTTTTTTATAACCCCTTTTCAATGGCCTTTTTAATTGCAGATGAAAACGTTGTTTTACTGAAAGGTATATCATCGTTTTGTAAGTCTATAAACGTGGACTTCACTGTAGATTTAGACTTCCCCTCCACTTCAATTACTTTCCCATCCATATAGATTAATAAAGTAACTATTGTTTTTTTACTCACCTTTGTCCACGGACCGATTTGAATTCCTGTTTGTGGAGACTCTATTGATTGAACGACAACATTAACGGGTTTACCATTCATACATAAATCGTACTTATCTGAGATAATATCCTCCATCATTTGTTTGATACCAAACGTGATTCTTCTTTTACTTATTTCCTCCATTTCAATTTCAGTGGTTACTGATTTAATCGAATAACAATCAACCTGTGAAAACAGGAGGGTTGGAAATAATAAGAGTATTAATAAATTTTTCATAATTAG